CCTCTGCCTCTGATCTAATGAACCCGAGACGATCCAGGTCAAATACTTCAGCAAGCTCACGTAGCAGAACATCACGTTTAATGTACTGGTTATCGATGTCGTTATTTGTGAGGGCAAGGAACTGATTGATCTGTTCCATCTTGACCTCTTTGGCAATGAGTGACTTGGTCCCACGTGCCACGATGTTAAAATCACCCTTGATACTCTCTTTGCCGTTGAACTCCATGTTCCAGAAGTACATCGATTTGATAAACTTCTTTGTGACACCATCATCGAAGAACTGCACTTGGTCCTTCAGGGTTATGTTCGAGGCACCAATAAGCATGGACATTCCCGTTGCTGTCTGGTTAGCACCACCCAGGTTTTGAGACCCGTGCAGGGACCGAGGGATTGTCGTTGACTCATCAGCAGTCTCTTGGAAAAATTCAACGAGGCCAAGGAACTCCTTAGTATAACTCGGCAGCTTGGTTACGTGTATTGCTTTCTGGCCTGCATCGATGCCAACACCTGTCCGTTGAAATACACGGAACGGAAATAGCTCCAGGGGATCTTCCCCATCGGCAAGTAAGTCAATGTTAGCTTCGATAATTGGACCGGCACTGATGGCTGCATTGTCGAGCATTGCACGGATGCTTGCATTGTAAAGCATCTGGGGATCTCTCATGATCCTCGGGATACCATCACCAAATATGCTGGTCTCGTCTTTGTCAAAGTAATAAAAGTAGTACGGGATGTCTGCACCTTCAATGGGGCTGATGACTGCCTTGACAACTATGTCACCAAGCAGCCACAAGTTACAAGCAACCTCTGGTCCCATCATGTCCCACACTTCGTCAGTCACTTCGGGTGCCAGTTCCTTAGCATCCTCAACCGGTAGGAATCCCCACCGTTCGTGAAGCTCGTACTTCTCTTTCTTGGGTGGGTTGGTGTCACCATCTGATAATGAGTTGGTAGACATCTCACGAAGTAACTCTTCATAGTGCTTATAATCTGCATTGCCATCAGGGTATGCAGCAATAAAAGCATTGACTGCATCCGTATCAAAGTCAGATCGTTTACCCAAGATGGTCAGTCGGTTCTTTGTGAACAGGTGCTTCTGCCAGATGTATCGTGCATCTTTCAATTCCTTTGCAGATCCATCTGGGTAGATATCCCAGATCGGAACGAACTGGGCAATCGGTACGATTCGTTTGATAACCAACTGCTTCCAGTTACCAGCCTTATCCCGATACCATCGTTTGGAACTGATCTCTTTGACCAGTGGTCCTTTTAAAACTCCTGTCCCGAAGATGTGTCCTGAGTGGACCACATCTCGAATGACTGCACGATAATCAAACTCTGCAAGCTGATCTGCTATCTCCTGCTCCATAGCCTTGGCTGAGGAATCGGCCTGCTTAAGCACAATCTCCTCGACCTGATCGGCCGTGGGGACTTCACCTGTCTGTTCAAACAACTGAGCAGCCAGTGCTTCAATCATTGGGCCGTCAAGCTCTGGGACAGGTGTAGGGTGTATCACCCAGTTCTTATCGTCATTGGCCGGGAACTGTATGTCCATCATCCTGGCATCAAATGTTTTGACCTTCGTACGGGTCAATCGGATGTAGGCCTTTGACCGGTTAGGATGGATCTTGCTTTGGATCTCTGGGTCATACTGACCACGGTACTGACGTAGATCCCGGATATGTCTTCGTTCCGAAAAGATCTTCTCACCCTCTGCCTGCTGCCACTCATCGTCCATACGTAGGCCGAGGGATGACTGGAACGGTGCCAGGGTTACAGCACGAGCACGGGTAGCAGCATCCACCTCTGTTATATCATTGGGGGTTGCTGGCTCGTCCTTTATCTGATCGAAGGTCTGAGTAAATTCCTTCTCTCTATCTTCGTCATTTTTACCAATTATAATTGCCATATCCTATCCTTTAATAACCGGCCGTGGGATCACCCGGTTTAGTGTATTGGTTTTTCTTAGCCACATTTTTACGGAAGATCTTACCGGCCACAAACTCCATAGCAGCATATTGAACTCCCTCGTGAATATGTGAGTAGATGTTCTTCGTGACTTTATCTTTCCACTTTGTTCCCTGGACTGTAGTCGATACCTTATCATATTTAAACTCACTGAGGAACCCCTTACGAATCACCGGACACTTTGATGTAACAATTAATCCATCCTTCTTCCTCAGAAAGAATACTACGGACTCGAACCGTTCGGTAGTGTTGTTCGTTCGTCCGAGGCAGACCGGAAGGCCTGCCTTTATAAGAATGTCCCGGGCTGTCTTCTTGTCGTTTTGGCTCCTTTTATTTTCGGGGTCAACCACAATTTCAATCTGATGTCCTTTGTAGTGGTTCCTGAGGTGAGGCCAGAGGTGATCGTAGGCAAACTCATGTATCGAACAATCCTCGGTAACGATTTCGTCAAAGATAACAAACTGTCCAGAGGCAGTGAACTGAGTGAAAGCAGCAGCCGGTGTGAGTCCGGTATCCATTCCAATGACAATAGGTATACCTTTAGATACCTCAAAAGGCTTATCTGTAAAATGCACTTTGTCATCATACATTTTATAAACAGGCTTTCCTGCTCGTAGGTTGCCGTAGTTGTTGAGAACGAACACGGAAACCCATTCCGGATCTGCACCTTGAACTTGATCAACATAGTAGTCCTCACTTAGGTGGTCCAGGTTGTCAGCCAGGGGATTAATCTTATACCAGTTCCCACCGGCATCCTCGACAAAGCCCTGATACTTACTGCACATAATTAGTGCTGATGGTTGGGTCCAGAAATAATGTTTAGCTGGTCGTTCCTCTTCAGCAATCGTGTACAGCCAGTGCTCTGTGGGAACAGAGTTATAATCGGATATGATAAACGGTTTCACCGAACCGACCTTACCGGTTCGTTTGTTCTCCAGGTGCTTGAACTCATCCCGGTAGTCTTCGTGCACCCTGAATTTCTTTGGGTACCTGTCGATACGGGACTTGAGCATCTGGAAGATACCACGAGGCATCTCAGCAGTTTCGTTCAGGTGAGCACCAACAAGCTGTAATGACTGCAACTTGATTACATCCTCTTCCCTGTCCAAGGCAATGAATATAATATCCATCTCAACAGTAGTCCTGCCGTCCGGATGATCTATCTTTATGCTACCCCTGATTGGGATGTCATATACAATCTTACACAGGGGTCCAAACCATTCCTTCCATGACTCCACCGTGGTAGACTTTAGGTTAGGGTACGTTGCTCGAAGAACTCCGTACTTGGATTTACGAACTCCATTAAGGTCTGGTGCTTGCTCCATTGCATTTAAAAAACAGTGCAGGATGCAGCCTGAAGACTTGCCACTTCCAACAGATCCCCGTATGAACAGGTACTTCTTGTCCGTCTGGTGAACCTGAGCAAAGGTGTCGTTGGCTACATAATCTAATTCCCAATCCATATCCATGTCATAGATCCTTCCATCTATTTTATAGTACGTCCACCCTGTAGTAGTAAGCACTGTGTGTGCCACCACCTGTAATGGTGAAGTTAAAGATCAACGAGTGACTTGCATTTATATAAGCCTCGGTGGTCGGCCGGTTGAACTGGACTGCCACCGTGGTGTTCGAGGACACTGAAGTGGTGCCAATGAGTTCGGATGTCGTTTCTGTTTCTGAGGCAAGGTCATCACTGTCATCAGGCTTTACCCTACCGAGGTAGGACTTAACCTCACATGCAGTAAGGACTCTGCCTACCGGGAGGCAGTCGGAGAAGTCAAAGCTAAATGGTCCCCACTCTAAGGCATTACTTTGAACAGCAATCCGTCCCTGTATAAATTCTACTTTCATGATACTGGTGTCTCCTGAAAGGGAACGTCAGGCAGCATGGCCTGATACTCCCTGATAAATGTTATACCCTCCTCGTAGGAAGTCAATGCCAGGAAGTCATCCTTAATCAACAAGGCTGCATCCTTTAGGTCTGTGCCATACTGTACCCAGATATCAATATCTGGTGACGTATTGTCAAACACATTGAGGTAAGCAAGCTCATCCCTGGATGTTATCCACAGGAACCATAGATTCTGCTTTATGATTTTGCCAAAGTGTTTCTTCAGTTCCTGGCTGGTGTACCGTTGTGTGGTGGTGTGCTGCCGTACTATCTCACCATCTATCTCCACATCCTCAGAGCCAGTGCTCCGGTAGTACTGACTATCAAAGCTCTCCTCTCGGAATGGAAAGATGCCAATCATACTCAACTCCAACTTTGACCACCTACGGAATATTTGTGCCGGGTACATGGTGTCACCTACAAGCACATCCCGGGGGTGATTGATTGTCTTGCCGTTTGGTAATTTCCACATATTTGTTATCTCCGTTTATCGGGCATTGGCCCAGGGGAATGGTGTCTCTGCAAAGGCTATTCCTACATGTACACTATTGCTATT